GAGGCCAGCGACGTTTGACTTCACAAGTCTAAGCGAAGCGACTCTGATGGAAAAGTTGTTGACAATCCAGAACCTGTCCTACCAGACTAAGATACTCAAAACCAAGCGCGCAGGCGTGATCTATCGGATCACTGTGCTGGATCAGACCCATGGCTCTTGACATCAATTACACGCCCCCGCCGACGGGGGTTAAGTTCATGGGGTCCGACGCGAAGATGCGCGTACTGCTCGGGCCGGTGGGTAGTGGCAAGTCTGTCACCTGTTCGTTCGAGGTTATCCGCCGGGCGTCCATGCAGGAGCCGAATCAGAACGGTGTGCGCAAGACGCGCTTCGCTGTGGTGCGCGAGACGGCGAGGCAGTTACAGGATACGACGATCAAGACGTTTCTCGATTGGTTCCCACCGGGGGTGTGCGGCGACTACATGCGCACGACCAAGACGTATTTCTTCAAGGTGGGCGACGTCGAGAGTGAGATCATGTTCCGTGCGCTCGACGACGCGGACGATGTGGCGAACCTCAACTCATTGGAACTTACGGGCGCGTGGTTCAACGAGTGCCGAGACATTCATCCCGACATCGTGGACGCGATGTCTAAGCGTATTGGCCGCTTTCCGTCCAAGAAAGACGGCGGGCCGACATGGCATGGAATGTGGGGGGACACCAACCCGCCGACCATGGACACATGGTGGTACTACCAGCTTGAGCATCTCAGCCCTGTGGATGGGGTCAGCTTCAACGACAACGGCTGGGATGTGTTCAAGCAACCGTCGGGTCGTAGTCCCTACGCCGAGAACATAGAGAACCTCCCCGATGGGTATTATGATACTCAAGGTCGATCAGATGAGTACATACGGGTTTATATCGACGGAGAGTATGGACTCTCCAGTGCAGGTCTACCTGTTTACAAATATTTCCGGCCAGACTATCATATGGCCTCTTCTCGACTCCGGCCCATTACCAACGGAGTCCGTCCAATCATTGTGGGCATGGACCTTGGCCTCACACCTGCCGCTGTCATTGGACAGCAAGACCCGCGCGGGCGCGCACTGATATTTGCCGAAGCGGTCAGCTTCGACATGGGCATTCAGCGATTCGTGCGTACAGTCCTCAAGCCGTTGCTGTATGAGAAATTCTCAGGGGCCACCATCATGGTGGTGGTCGATCCCGCTGGCGTGCAGAGGGCGCAGACCGACGAGCGCAGCGCGGTGGACATCATCAAGGCCGAGGGGCTTCGGGTCATCCCAGCCCGCACCAACGCGGTCGCGGCGCGCATCAACGCGGTGGACGAGTACCTCATGCGGCAGGTTGACGGCGACCCTGCCTTCCTCGTTGACCCCGGCTGCACCAACCTCAAGGCGGCGATGATGGGTGGCTACCGCTACAAACCCAAGAGTGACGGGGCCATTGACAAGAACTCCCACTCCCACGTTGCCGAGGCGCTGCAGTATCTAATGTTGCATTTGCATAGTGTCTCCGATGGGGCGACACTCCAGCAGCGTAGAGAAATCAAGTCTTTTTCGTCTGTCGGGTGGACATAAGGTATATAGTAGTTTAATATCCTTCGTACTGAGGAGGGTATTATGCCTAAAATGATAGACGTCACAGGTGAGGTGTTCGGCAGACTCACAGCTATTGAGCCTATAAGACAGCGCGGCAAAAAAGAAATATACTGGCGCTGTCAGTGTTCATGCGGAAAACTAACGCTTGTCATGGCGCAGAATCTTAGAGAAGGGAAAATCCAATCTTGTGGGTGTTATAAAGCGGAACGTGTGTCTACAAGATTATCAGTACATAGGCATAGCCGTATAGGGGCTGCACAGAAACCATCGCCGGAATATAAAGCGTGGTGTGCTATGAGGGACCGATGCAATCGCCAGAATCATATAGCATATAAAAATTATGGCGAGCGTGGAATTAAAGTCTGCAGTGAGTGGGAAGCGTCATTTACTGCGTTTCTAGCTCATATAGGCCCGAAGCCAACGCCTGCGCACACAGTCGATAGAATAAATGTAGACGGCAATTATGCGCCGGGGAATGTGCGTTGGGCTACGCGCAAAGAACAAGCGGCCAATAAGCGACCACGTATATAGACATAACTCATTGACGGTGCTATAGCTGTGGATGGAAGACCTCCCACGGCTTTTCCATTGCCTCTTGACTTGCCCCGGCGGCGCTCTCCCTTCGTCGTCGGGGTATTTTTGTTTGCATATCAGTCCCGTGTGGGCTATGCTTCATCAGGCCACGAGGCTAGGTGAGTATGTCTGACCTAAAAATTTCTGAACTCCAAGACGGCGCATCCGCCCAATCGGCGGACGCTATTCCTATCGCACGTAGCGGTCAGAATTATTATCTTACAGTTCAGTACCTCAAGAATTTCATCTACGGATCGTCTGGCCAAGTCTCCATTGCGGCAGGCAAAACCCTCGCAATCAATAACTCGATTACGCTGAGTGGTACGGACGGCGTCTCCATCGACTTCGGCTCCGGCGGCACCTTCGCCTACGCCTCTGATGGTCTGGGACAGTTCGCGTCCACCACATCGGCGCAGTTGCGCAGCGTCATCTCTGACGAGACTGGCACCGGCTATCTCGTTTTTTCCAATGCTCCGACGCTGACGACGCCTGATCTTGGCACGCCGTCGGCTGTGACGCTCACCAACGCGACGGGTCTGCCCGTCAGCACTGGCATCTCTGGGTTCGGTACGGGTGTCGCTGCGTGGCTGGCCACGCCTTCGAGCGCCAATCTCCGCACGGCTGTGACCGACGAGACTGGTTCGGGCGCACTTGTCTTCGCTACGTCGCCTACGCTGACGACGCCTAACCTCGGCACGCCTTCGGCGGCTACGCTGACCAATGCGACGGGATTGCCTGTCTCGACGGGTGTGAGCGGTCTCGGCACCAACGTAGCGACGGCGCTTGCGACGAATGTTGGGACTGACGGCGCATTTGTTGTTAAGGGCGGCGCGCTTGGCACTCCCTCTTCTGGCGACTTGACCAACTGCACGGGCTTCTCGGTCGGCAGCATCGGCGGTCTTGGCACCGGCGTTGCGACGTTCTTGGCCACGCCTTCTTCGGCCAATCTTGCGGCGGCTGTGACCGACGAGACCGGCACGGGTGCGCTCGTCTTTGCTAATAGTCCGACGTTTACGGACGACATCACACTTGGTACGCAGTCTACGACACGCGGTTCCATCGTTCTCGCCAACACAGCGTCTGGGTCCAAGGCTGTTACGCTTCAGTCATCCAACTCGACGGCTGCGGCTTACACTGTCACGTTCCCTGCGGCTGCTCCCATCAACGGCTACTATCTGCAGACCGACAGTTCGGGCAACTTGTCGTGGGCTGCAGGCGGCGGTGGCGGCGGCGGTTCACCCGGCGGCGTTACGACCAACGTACAGTACAACTCAGCGGGCAATTTCGCTGGTGATGACGCCTTCGCATGGGATGATACGAATCACGCCCTGACCATTGGCACTGCGTCTACGACGACCGGCACGCTTAAGTTTGGTCATGCGTCCAGTTCTTATTTGACGAGTATCAAATCAGGCAATGCAACGGCTGCGGTCACTTATACGCTGCCTACGGCTGATGGCTCGACGACGGATGTTCTCTCAACCAACGGCGCTGGAGCGCTTTCATGGCGGTCAATTCCTGATCCTGTCGCCATGGCCCTAGTTTTCGGGAGCTAATTGATGGCGCTTAAAGGTCAACCCATATCGCTCGGCACCTCGGATACGACGGTATATACTTGCCCGATCTCGACGGAAGCCAGTGTTCACGGTCTCGTTATCGGCAACAATACCGGTTCAGCGGCTACTTTTACTCTTAAGGTCTACATCCAGTCTACGGCGACGACGACCACGGTTGCGACCGGTATTTCTGTTGCAGCTAACTCGACTTATACGTGGCCCAAGCCCATCGACGTCAATGCTGGCGACATCATTAAGATCGCCGCCAGTTCGCTCAGCACACTGGTCGCGCTGTATTCGGTCTATGAGGGCAGCAACCCGCCGGTTGCCGTAGGCTTCACGCCCCGTGGCACTTGGTCGTCTGCGTCGAACTATGTGACGAACGACGTCGTCACGCGCTCAGGCTCCTCCTATCTCGCGCTGCAGGCCAGCACGAATGAAGACCCGACGACAGCTACATCTTATTGGATGGAGTTGTTTCAAGATACCGGCGATGTCACAGGCGCAGCGTCTTCGACGGACAACGCGATTGCACGCTTCGATGGTTCGACGGGTAAGGTCATTCAGAACTCGGCGGCAACCGTTGCTGATACGACTGGTGACATCACAGCCGGTAAGTACAACGGCCTGACCGTTTCGACGACGACTGGTACGCTGACGATTGCTAACGGCAAGACGTTGGCAGTTGATAATTCGCTGACTTTTACGGGTACGGACTCTAGTACGGTGAGTCTTGGCGCTGGCGGCACGGTCGCCTATACGTCGAACAAACTATCAGCGTTTTCCTCTACGACGTCCTCTGAACTTGCTGGCGTGATCTCCGACGAGACCGGCACCGGCTCTCTAGTCTTCGCCAATTCACCGTCTTTTACGACGCCGACGCTCGGTGTGGCTTCGGCTACTTCGGTCAATAAAGTCGCCATTACGGCTCCCGCTACTAGTGCGACCCTGACGCTTGCCGATGGTTCGACGCTCATTACGTCGGGTGCGCATAGCACCACGCTGACGACGTCTGGCACGACGGCGCTGACGCTGCCGACTAGCGGCACGGTAACAGCGCTGGGTAATTCGGTGACAGGTTCGGGCAATATTGTTCTTGATACTTCGCCGTCTCTGACGACGCCGACGCTCGGTGTGGCCTCGGCTACGACGATCAATAAAGTCACGCTGACTGCGCCTGCGACGGGTTCGACCCTGACGATTGCCGATGGAAAGACTGCAACTGTCAATAATACGTTGACACTTGCTGGTACTGACTCGACGACGATGACTTTCCCTGCGTCGTCTACGACGGTCGCGGGCCTTGCGATTCAGCAGGCTTATACCAAGCAGCAGTATTTCTCTGTTGCTACGCTGACTGATGGCGCGTCCATCTCGTGGGATGTTTCGACGTCACAGAAAGCCAAAGTAACCCTCGGCGGCGCACGAACGATGGCGGCGGTGTCTAACCCAGTTGAAGGTGCGACATATTATCTATATGTCTTCCAAGACGGCACGGGTGGTCGCACTCTTGCCTATACGACGACAGCAAGCACAACTGGCACATTTGATTTTGGTGGAGCGACAACTCCGGTCATCACGACGACAGCAAGCAAAGGCGACATCCTTGCGTTTGAAGGCGTCAACATCGGTGGCTACGTCCGTCTCCGGTATCTTGGGATCATGCAGGGGTTTGCGTCCTAATGCCTCTTTTTAGCCCCGGTGCAATTCTTGGCGCACAAGCGTCTGGTTATAAGGTTAGCAACAGCCTTCGCTTTCGCTCGTCCGCAAGCGCGTATTTGAACAGAACGCCAGCAAGTGCAGGTAATCAAAAAACATGGACTATTTCATTTTGGGTAAAGCGTGGAAAACTATCGTATAATGTCGCTGAAATTATGGGTTGTTATTCAAGTAGCACGGACACCGGAAACTTTGAGGTAAGATTTACAAACAGCGATACATTTCAAGTTGTGTTATGGAATTACCTTGCGACAACTAACGCAGTATTTCGTGATCCATCTGCGTGGTATCATTGCGTATTAGTTTTAGATACAACGCAAGCAGGAACATCGTCCGGGTCAAAAATAAAGCTATATGTGAATGGTGTTTTACAATCTTGGTCAAGTGACACCATCAGTTCATCTGTAGCGCAAAATACTAATCTAATCTGGAACTCAACAACCGCGCAATATCTGGCACGGTGGTATGCCTCAGATGGCGGCGGGTATTTTTTTGATGGCTACCTAGCCGAAGTCAATTTCATCGACGGCCAAGCGCTCACGCCATCCTCATTTGGCGAGAGCAATACTACGACCGGCGTATGGCAACCTAAAGCCTATACTGGAACATATGGCACAAACGGCTTCTATCTGAAATTCACGGATGTTGGCGCAACGTCTGGTAGCAATACGGGTTACGGCAAAGACTTTGCCGGCACGAACTACTGGACGACGAATAACTTTGGCACAACGTCCACTGCGACGACCTACGACAGCATGTGGGATACGCCGACGCCTTACGCAGATGGCGGCAATGGCGTAGGAAATTATTGCGTCCTTAATGCGCTACAGTCAGGAACTACGTTATCTTCGGCTAATTTGAATTTTTCTAGCGCGGGAAATTCGTCGACTGGCACAATCGCGGTTACAAGCGGCAAGTGGTATTGGGAAATCACCGTATCTACGTTAGGTAATAGCGCTTATATCGGCGTTTCTGACGATACATGGTTAAAAACAGATAGTAGCTGGTCATATAGCCAGACGTTTGTATATCTTAATACCGGCAATAAAGGCGGCAACGGTTCGTCTGTTAGCTATGGTGCAACATATACGACTGGCGATGTTATCGGCATTGCTTTAGATATAGACGCTGGAACTCTTACGTTTTACAAAAATAACACAAGTCAAGGCACAGCGTTTAGCACGGGCATAAGTGGAAAGTCCCTTCGGCCATTTCTTGCAACCGCATCACCGTCAGCTACGACATACGACGCCAATTTTGGCCAGCGCCCATTCACCTACATGCCTCCCTCCGGCTTCAAGGCGCTCAACACGCAGAACCTTCCGACGCCTACGATTGCGGCGGGGAATGCGTATATGGGTATTCTGACATGGACAGGCACCTCGACGTCCAGCGGCAGGACATTTACCGGGCTTAATTTTCAGCCAGATTTAATCTGGGCTAAACTAAGAAGTTCAGTGGGCAACCATCAGTTATATGATGTTATTCGCGGAACTGGAAAAAGAATTTCATCAAATTTAACTGACGCTGAAACAACAAATCCAGCTAACGGCTATGTTTCCTCGTTTAATAGCGATGGTTTTACTACCAGTGCTGGGTCAACCGATAATAGTTGGTTCAATGAATTAAACTCAACCTACGTCGCTTGGCAATGGAAAGCCAACGGCTCCGGCTCCAGCAACACTTCCGGCTCTATCACCAGCACGGTAAGCGCTAATACGACGGCTGGTTTTAGTGTGGTGACATGGACAATGAGCAACAACGCCGTGAACTACACGATTGGTCACGGCCTTGGTGTTACTCCATCGCTTATCATCGTGAAGAACCGCAGCATCGCTGACAACTGGTGGGTGTGGACTGATAAACTTGCTTCCGCGACGGATAGCTATTTACTTCTAAACGGAACTGCGGCGGTCGCAACGGCTGCGTCATTGTGGGGGACTGGCGCGACAAGCAGCGTTATAGGCGCGCGTGGTTCTTCAATGTGTAGTGGCGCAAATCAAAATCTAGTCGCCTACTGTTTCGCCGCCGTCGCGGGCTACAGCGCCTTTGGTAGCTATACGGGGAATGGTTCGGCTGATGGGCCGTTCGTGTTCACGGGGTTTAGGCCGCGATACATAATGATTAAAAACACGGCGGATAACACGACCTCATGGTCTGTCTGGGATACAGCGCGTTCATCATACAATGTTCCTATTGAAAGACTTGAAGCTAACGCAAGCGCTGTGGAAAGCTCGCTGTCTCAATTTGATATTTTATCAAACGGCTTCAAACTGCGCGCTAACAACTCGAACAACGCATTGGGGCAGTCCATAATCTACGCCGCCTTCGCGGAAAACCCCTTCAAATATGCTCTAGCGAGGTAATAATGTTCGTTCTCGACGGGCGGCAGTTGCCGCTAGACACTCCCTTTGAACACGATGGCACAAGCTATCCGGCTAACTGGTTGCGTCTTGCTACGCCGGAAGAACGCGCCGCAATCGGCATTGAGGAAATACCCGACTATCCGCGTCCCGATGACAGATTTTTCTTCGTAAGCCAGAACCCTGATGGCACATGGACGGCGATCCCAAAAGACTTGGCTGGCCTTAAAACGACATGGGCTTCGCAATTCCGCCAGACGGCTTGGACGCTGCTTGATCCGTCCGATTGGCTTGTCACGCGCAAGACTGAAATCGGCACGGAAATCCCGGCTGATTGGCTGTCATACCGCGAAGCCGTGCGGACGACATGCGCGCTGGCGATCAGCGACATGGAAGCGACGACTGATATTGACGCTTTCATCGCGTCAGTTACCAGTGTACAGTGGCCGGTATCGCCAGATAATCAACCAGTTGTTGAAGCAGCGCCGCAGGAATAACTAGATGGCTGGGCTTACCCTCCTTCGTGTCGTCAGCAATGAAGAACTTGATCGCGCCGAACGTGAGCGTATGGATCAAGAGGTTCAGGCTCGACAGCAGGATTCTGTTATTCTTGGCCTGTCCGCATATCTCAAAAGATGTTGGGATGCGGCGCGCATTGCTCGTGAGCCAATTAGCCACATCATGCTTCGCGCCATGCGGCAGCGGAATGGTGAGTATGAAGCCGACAAGCTGAACGCGATCCGCAATCAGGGCGGGTCCGAAGTCTATATGATGCTCACGGAAGTGAAGTGTCGTGCGGCTGAAAGCTGGCTTCGAGATATTCTTCTCGACACCGGTTCACCGCCGTGGGACTTGTCGCCCACGCCGATTCCCGATCTCCCCCCGGATGCAAGCGCTGAGCTTCAGAATGCTTTTGCTGAAGAAGTGATGGCAGTTATCCAAGCAACCGGCGAAGCGCCGTCTAAGGGTCAACTCCTTGAATTGAAAGAAGTTGTCTCACAACAGTATCGGTTCAAAGTTCTTCAGGCGGCGCAGATTCGCGTCGATAAGATGAAGATCAAGATTGAAGATCAGTTCACCCAAGGCGGTTGGCCGGAGGCGTTCAATGAGTTCATTACTGATCTGGTTACTTTCCCTTGCGCTTTCGTTAAGGGTCCGGTCGTTCGTCGTCAACGCCATCTTAGCTGGACGAAAGGTCCAGATGGTAAGACCATCGTTGAAGCAGGCGAGAGACTTGCGCCGGAATTTGAACGGGTAAGTCCGTTCAATATTTACCCCGAGCCGGGCATTACCCGGATCAATGACGGCTATCTGTTTGAGCATCACAAGCTCAGTCGGTCGGCCCTATCTGACCTCATTGGTGTCCCCGGTTACGACGACCAAGCAATCCGCAAGGTATTGGAAGTTGGCCCCGGCCAGTCTTGGGTCGCTGAGACGATTGAGAGTGAGCGCGAGGAAGAAGAACGCAAGTTCTACACCGAGATGCGCCCGACCGACATGTTTGACGCTCTTGAGTTCTGGGGCAAAGTCAGTGGCAAGATGCTCCGTGACTGGGGTATGAGCGATGCCGACGCTCCCGATGAGGCTCAGGAGTACGACGCCAATATTTGGCTCGTCGGCAACTATGTCATCAAAGCGATCCTGAACTACGATCCACTGGGTGAGAAACCTTACGCCAAGACGTCGTTCATCAAGACGCCCGGCTCGTTCTGGGGTCGCGGAATCCCTGAGATCATTGAAGACCTGCAGAATATCTGTAATGCTGCGGCCCGCGCCCTTGTGAACAACATGGGTATTGCGTCTGGCCCGCAGGTTGAGGTTAATCTGGAGCGTATCCCCCCGAACGAGGATATTACCCAGCTTCATCCTTGGAAAATTTGGCAGGTTCTCAACGATCCGTTGGGTGGATCGGCTCCGGCTGTTCGGTTCAATCAACCTAATGACAACGCCAACACGTTGATGGCAGTCTATGAGCGGTTCAGCCGTCTGGCTGACGATCATTCTGGTATCCCGTCTTACATCTACGGCGACGTCGATGTGAAGGGCGCTGGCCGTACGGCGTCTGGCTTGTCTATGCTGATGGGTTCGGCTGGTAAGGGTATTCGTCAGGTCGTCATGCACATCGACAACGACATCACGATGCCAATCGTTGAGCGTCAGTTTATCTACAACATGCGGTACGATGCTGACGAGTCGATCAAGGGTGACGCGCAGGTTATCCCGCGTGGTGCTGTTAATCTGGCCGTCAAAGAGACCGTCAATATGCGCCGCGTCGAGTTCCTCAACGCCACTGGCAACGAGATCGACATGGGTATCATTGGTAAGGATGGTCGTGCGGCGATCCTTCGTGAGATTGCCAAGGGTCTGCAGATGCCGGTCGATGAGATCGTTCCATCCCGTGACCAACTTAGGTTCTCCAAGCGCACAGAGGCTGCGGCTCAAGCGGCTGTACCCCAGCAACCGCAAGGGGCAATGGTGGACCAAGCAGGTAATCCGGCAGGCGGCATGAGCGCTGCCACTGCTAGACCGCAAGGCGGTGGTGCGTGATTCGTCCTACTCCAGAACTTCTTCAGCAATGGGCTTCAATCTCTCGGTCGCATCCAGCTATCCTTGAATGGATTTCTGAGTGGCGGCAACGCGAATTGAATCAGCTACCATATGTTGGAGCAGATGCTGTTAACTTGGCCCAAGGGCGCTGCCAAGTGTTGACAGAAATATACAAACTAGTACAAGATGCCCCTGATATGGCAGCAGAATCTCGGAAGAGGTAGCCGCCATTTAACCATACGCATACCGAGAGGAGCGTTCTATGACTATTCCTGAGCAGATTCGCCGCCAGTCTGAGGCTGTGGAGAAGTTCTACAAAGACAAGGAAACCAATTCTGAGACAGTTGAGGCTAAGACCGATGAGACTGGAGCAGAAGGTTCTAAGACTGTAGAAGTTCAGCAAGCCGACAGTGGAGAGAATACTGCAACTGCGCCTACCCCTAACGAGCAAAGGCAGGTAGGCAACAAGGAGAACGAAGAGACTTACGAGAAGCGGTACAAAACACTTCAGGGTATGTACAACGCGGATACGGTGCGACTTCGTACCGAGAATCAGCAGTTGAATCAGCGACTTACCCAGATGGAGCAGTTGCTTTCTACGCTTTCGGCAGCGCCCGCATCAAGTTCGGGAACCGTCCAGAAGCTAGTGACTGATAAAGACGTTGAAGAATATGGCGACTCCCTCGAAGTCATGCGTCGTGTGACGAAAGAGGAAGTGTCCGCTGCCAACCAGCGGATTGCCGAGCTAGAGCATATGGTTCGCCAGATGCAGGCAAGCGTTCTTCCGCGTGTTGAACAGGTCGCACAGAAGCAAGCGCAATCATCTGAACAGCTATTCTGGTCGGAACTGTCTGCGAATGTCCCCGAATGGAGAGACATCAACACAGACGAGAACTTCCTGAACTGGCTTATGGAAGTCGACCCTCTGACGGGCGCAACCCGGCAGGTGTACCTTGAAGATGCTCAGAGACATCTGGACGTCCCGCGCGTCGTAAATTTCTTCCGTACTTGGCAGGATATGAATGGTCGGCAAGTTGCTCAACCACCTCGGAGCGCAGTTTCCGAACTTGATAAACAGGTTTCTCCCGGTCGTAGCCGCAATGGTGGTTCGCCCAGTGGGAATCAGGCCAAAGTGTACGGGCCGGAGGACATCAAAAAGTTCTTCGACGATGTGCGTAAAGGCGTTTATCAGGGCAAAGAGGCTGAACGCGACCGAATTGAACGCGATATTTTCGCTGCACAGCGCGAAAATCGCATAGTCGCAACAGGTTAAGTGGAGCTATTCCATGTCTTATCCGGTCTCTTCGGGCCGTCCGAATTACTCGGGGAACTTTATCCCTGAGATTTGGTCGGGCAAACTGATCCAGAATTTCTACGACGCCACGGTTCTCGCGGCGATCTCTAATACCGATTACGAAGGCGAGATTCGTAATCAGGGTGATACGGTCAACATCCGTACCATTCCGAACATCACGATCCGCGACTATGTCAAGGGTCAGAATCTCGTTGTCGAAAATCCCGACAAGCCGAAACTGCAGCTTGTCATCGACAAGGGCGAGTACTTCGCTTGCGTTGAGGATGACATCGACCGCGTCCAGTCGGACGTCAAGCTGATGGATATGTGGTCCAAAGATGCTTCCGAGCAGATGAAGATCAAGATCGACCAGCGCGTTCTGACCGACATGCTGCCGGACATTGCCGCCACCAACAAGGGCGCGACGGCTGGTGCTGTCTCTGGTGCGTTCAACCTTGGCACGACCGGCGCTCCGCTGACGGTCACCAAGGACGGCGCTACCTCCACGACTTCGGTTACGGACCTTGTCGTTGACATGGGTACCGTTCTCGACGAGGCGAACTGCCCGGAACAGAACCGCTTCCTTATCATCCCGGCTCGTATGGCTGGCCTGATTAAGAAGTCGGAACTGAAGGATGCTTCGCTCACGGGCGACAGCCAGTCCATTGTCCGCAATGGCCGTCTCGGCATGATTGATCGTTTCACGATCTACGTCAGCCACAATCTGAAAGTGACGTCCAGCACGAAGTACCACATCATTGCTGGTACTAAGATGGGCCTGACCTTCGCTTCTCAGATGACTGAGATGGAGACCATTCGTTCGGAGACGACGTTCGGTGACATCGT